CGTCGGCAGCGTCAGATGTGTATAAGAGACAGGATGATGAGATACCCATGATTATAGCAAACTGGCGTAAGGCCAGCCCGAACATATGCAAGTTATGGCGGAATGCGGAGGCAGCCGCCCGTGCAGCCATAGAAGAACGGAGGACCATAAAACTGAAACACGGCCTGAGTTTTTCCTATATTAACAGGATACTATTCATTGGACTGCCATCCGGAAGGAAACTGGCATATTATGACACCCGGATAGAGGATGACGAGAAAGGAAAGAGCGTCATAACATACGCAGGTGTGGACCAGGAAACAAAGAAATGGGGACGCCTTAAGACCTGGGGCGGAAAGCTTGTGGAGAATATCGTACAGGCCACGGCAAGAGACTGCCTGGCAGTGACCATGGAACGTGTTTCTGGTGCAGGATATCAGATTGTTATGCATGTACATGATGAAATTATCGTGGATGTGCCGGAAACGGACATAGATGCCCTGGAGAAGATAACAGCCATCATGGCACAGCCAGTACCATGGGCGCAGGAGCTGCCCTTGCGCGGGGATGGTTATGAAACCCCATTTTATAAGAAGGATTAAAGGAGGGATACAGGATGCAAGTCTCCAGCATTGCGGATTACAGGATGGCAGTTAAACACGACGGGACAATCACCCTGGCAACAGGGCGGAGCCGCATGGAAAAGAACTGGAAGAATAAGAGCTATTCCTGGTCCCAGCTATTGAAACGTCTGGAAACACCCGTCAGGACCCATGAGACACTGGCGGAATACATGAAGATGCCAAAGGATGAACAGGACCGTATCAAGGACGTGGGTGGGTTTGTTGGAGGGGCTCTGAAAGGCGGGAGACGTAAGGCAGATACGGTAGATAGTCGGCAGCTGATTACATTGGATGCAGATTACGCCCCAGCGGGCCTCATGGAGGATATAGCACTTTTAGCTTATTATGCCTATGCCATGTACACTACTCATAAGCACAGTCCGGAAAAACCGCGTCTGAGGTTCGTGATTCCAATGGACCGTCCGGTCACAGCGGATGAATACGAGGCCATAGCCAGGAAACTGGCTGAAGAGATAGGAATTGATTATTTCGATGATACAACATACCAGCCTTCCCGGCTGATGTACTGGCCATCCGCGGCGGCAGATGGGGAATATTTGTTCCATTATGAGGACCTGCCATGGTTGTCTGCAGATAACATCCTGAGACGTTACCCTGACTGGACGGATACCAGTTACTGGCCAGAGAGCAGCCGGGCAAAGGAATCCAGGGTTAAACAAGCTAAGAAGCAGGGTGACCCAACGGAAAAGGCGGGACTGATTGGTGCATTCTGCCGAACTTATGACGTGGAGGATGCCATTGCAGCCTTTCTGCCGGAGGTATACGTCAAATGTGACCTGCCAGAAAGATATACCTATGCTGAGGGCTCCACAGCCTCTGGGCTTGTTATATACGAGGACGGAAGGTTTGCATATAGTAACCATTCAACGGACCCGGCCTGTGGGAAGCTCTGTAATGCGTTTGACCTGGTTCGTATCCATAAGTACGGAATACAGGATGAAGATGCGGCGCCGGGGACTCCTACGACGAAACTGCCATCCTACAAGGCAATGATGGAACTGGTGCAAAGGGATAAGGAGACAACCCTGACAGTCGCCAGGGAACGTGCGGAGCTGGCCAGGGAGGACTTCGCTGACACATGCGATACGGAAGAGGATGATTCCTGGAAAAGCCGACTGTCAAAGGACAAGAAGGGACTGGAACCCAGCTTAAACAATCTGCTGCTCATCATGCGGCATGACCAGGGGTTGAAAGGCATTCGTTTCAACCAGATGGCGGATAACCTGGAAATCAAGGGTCCCGTTCCATGGAAAAGTCCTTCCCGTTTCTGGCGGGATGCGGATGACGCACAATTGGAGGCATATTTAAGCATGACGTACACGGAATTTCCAAAAGCAAAGATACTGACAGCAATCACAAAGGCAGCCGATGACCGGAGTTACCACCCTGTAAGAGAGTATCTGGACAGCCTTCCTGAGTGGGATGGCATACCGCGTGTGGACACGCTTCTGATTGATTACCTTGGCGCGGATGATACGGAATATGTACGGTCCGTCACCAGAAAGACCCTGTGTGCGGCGGTGCACCGGGTGAGATATCCCGGGTGTAAATTCGATACGGTGCTGGTACTCTGCGGGCCGCAGGGAATCGGAAAAAGCACACTGATATCCCGTCTGGGAGGACAGTGGTTCTCTGATTCCCTCAACCTGGCCGATACCAGGGATAAGACAGCAGCAGAAAAGCTGCAGGGATACTGGATTATAGAAATAGGCGAGATGGCCGGGATTGGAAGCGCAGGCGTGAAAACCTTAAGAGGATTCATAACCACGCAGGACGACCGTTACAGGGCCTCCTATGGGCGGCGTGTGAGTTCCCATCCGCGGCAGTGCATTCTGATTGGAACTACCAACTCAGAGGAAGGTTACCTGAATGACGTGGAAGGCGGTAGGAGGTTTTGGCCCGTGAGGGTGCCCTGCATCGGCGCGAAGCGTGTCTGGGATATGACACAGGAGGAAGTAAGCCAGATATGGGCGGAGGTGCTGTATCATGTGGCGCAGGGTGAGAAGCTGATACTGTCGGGCGGCGCTGCGGAGGAAGCGGTGAAACAGCAGAAAGAAGCCATGATGACAGATCCGCGTGAGGAGAAGGTGCGGATGTATCTTGATACACTTCTTCCAGAAGACTGGTACAGCCGGGACCTGGATAAACGCCGGGACTTCCTATATGGGACCGAGTGCCCGGAACCGGAGGCGGTCCTGCGAAGGGACTTTGTCAGCTGTCAGGAGATATGGTGCGAGTGCTTCGGGAACAGCCTTAAGAACATGGAACCCAAGGATACCTATACAATTAAAAAGATTTTAGCTAAGTTACCAAACTGGGAATCGTCAGGAGACAGGATAAATACAGGGGCTGAATACGGGAGACAGAGAGGGTATAAAAGGACAATTTAGCGTTGAAATCCCTTGGACAACCTTGGACAACCCCCCTGGACAACCTCAAGAATCGGGACAACCTCGGTGAAGGCAAGGTGGACAACTGGACAACCTTATTTTGAAGTTGTCCCGGAGGTTGTCCAGCTTGAAAGCCTTGTAAATACAGGAAAAAACAGCAATTTGGGACAACTGGACAACTTTTCTCTATAGAGCTGTTAAATTAAAGAATAAAGAGTAATTACACGCGAAACCGCGTTTACACACGTCATACGCGTGCGAGATGTCCAGTTGTCCAGGAAGGAGCGAGATAGAAATGCTGGAAAAGGACATAGAAGATTGGCTGAATAAACAGATTGAGAAGATGGGAGGCCTGGCATTCAAGTTTGTGTCTCCCGGAAACCCAGGCGTGCCAGACCGCATTTATATCCTGCCAAATGGAAGGGTGTGGTTCGTGGAACTGAAGCAGCAGATGGGCCGTGTAGCCAAAATCCAGAAGTGGCAAAGAGAGCGCCTTATCAGCCTGGGGTGCAACTACCGGCTGGTGAAAGGGATGGACGATGCGAGAACCTATGTAGGAGAAATGAAGAATGCAGTACATACCGCACGAATACCAGAAATATGCAACTGAAAAAATCATAGAGCTGCCGGCATGTGCACTCTTTATGGAGATGGGACTTGGTAAGACAGTGAGCACTCTGACGGCTATTAACGAACTGATATATGACCGGTTTGAGGTACAGAAAGTTTTGGTGATAGCACCTTACAGGGTGGCGGATGACACATGGACCACGGAGGCCGATAAGTGGGACCACCTGAAGCACCTAAGGGTGTCAAAGGTCCTTGGAACATCCGGTGAAAGAATAGCAGCACTGGAAGCAGATGCGGACATTTATGTCATAAACCGTGAAAATGTAACTTGGTTAGTGAACCTTACGGGGAAAGAATGGCCGTTCGAGATGATTGTGGTGGATGAGCTGTCATCGTTTAAGTCCAACAGTGCGAAGCGGTTCAAGAGCCTGCGTATAGTACGTCCCCTGGCAAGACGGTTTGTGGGGCTGACAGGGACACCGGCGCCCAACGGCCTGCTGGACCTGTGGCCCCAGGTGTACCTGATTGACCGGGGGGAGCGGCTGGGAAAGACATACACCGGATATAAAGACCGGTATTTTCTTCCGGACAGGAGGAACGGGTTCGTGGTATATTCCTGGACACCAAAGGAAGGTGCTAAGGAGGCCATAGAGCAGAAACTGTCTGACATCTGCATATCCATGAAGGCTGATGATTATTTAAACTTGCCGGCACAGATTGTCAATGACGTATACGTCAGCATGGACAGGCATGAGATGCGGAAGTACAGGGAGCTGGAAAAAGAGAAGCTTCTGGAGCTTGATGGTAAGGAAATCACAGCCCTGTCCGCGGCGGCTGTATGGGGGAAACTTCTGCAGCTGGCCAATGGGGCAGCCTATGACGGTGAAGGGAATGTCATCCCCCTTCATGACAGAAAACTGGATGCACTTGCGGAAATCTTGGAAGCATCCGGAGGCCATCCGGTCCTGGTGTTCTACAACTTCCGCCATGATTATGACCGGTTGATGGGAAGGTTCAAGGGCTACAATCCCAGGACCCTTAAATCACAACAGGATATCCGCGACTGGAACGAAGGAAGGATTTCGCTGCTTCTGGCCCAGCCGGCCAGCATGGGGCATGGGCTGAACATACAGGCAGGTGGGCATATCATCGTATGGTTTGGACTGAACCCCAGCCTGGAGCTGTACCTGCAGGCCAATGCCAGGCTGCATCGTCAGGGGCAGACGGAAGCTGTCATCATACACCGCTTGATAACGAAGGGCACGGTGGACGAGGATGTGGTAAAGAAGTTGTGGGTAAAGGACGAGACACAGGATGGCCTTATGGAGTCCCTTAAGGCGAGGATAAGGAGAATAAAGGATGGTAATTAGATTCAACATCCCAAACGGGAGGATGGAGATAAACTTAGAGACTTTCTTCCAGGAGGCCAGAAGGCCACAGATACGTAAAATGCTTAAGTGGGTAAGAGCTTCCTGGCCGAATGAGGAGAACGCCAGAGAAATCAGGGAATGGCTTACGGACAGACGGCAGGATGAGACGGACCGGGCTAAAGCCTTTGCGAAGAAGTATGTGGACTGCCGTACGGAGCTGGCAGAACTGCAGGAGATGTATGAGCGGATGCAGAGCCCCTGTTATGCCGTGTACACCAGGGACAAGGAAAAGCTGACCAATGCAAAGAAGGATGTAAGCCGCTGCAAGGCAAAGACCGTTCGGTATAAAAGAGAGATGGACGATCACCGGAAGCTGGCCGAACGGTATGAAGGCATACTGAAGGATGAGGATAAGTTGTTATCATAAATCGTTATTTTGAAAACCAAGGAAGGAGGCCGGGCTATCCGGAGGAAAGGAGCATAGATGGAACAATTAAAACCTTGTCCATTTTGTGGAAATGAATTCCCGACATTGACGAAATGCTATGGGAACATATACATAGTAGCTTGCCCACAATGCCAAACATATTTTGGTTGTGACTGCACAGCGGGGCATGATAGAAGTAAAGAAGAAACAATAGCACGGTGGAATAGTCGTGTAAATTAGGATTTAAGGGAACAAAAAAAGAGCCTTACGGCTCTGCCCGACGTTTTCACTAATGGGTGTGGAATTTCAACCACACAAGGGTCTGCTGGCGGCTTTGCGTTCCCTGTTATTTGATTCAATTATAACAGCTTTAAAGCAACTATTCAATAGCAATACTGACATTATTAGCATTTAAAGGTGAAGCCGGAAAGGATAAAGATGAAAGATAGGAAACGCCCTCTGATTTTTAAAGTTAAATGGAAAGATTTTTATATTTTATGGGTTTGGAAGATTGCTTTAATATGGATAACTAAAGCTGAACACACAAATCCGAAAAAACATATCGAGATATGGAATGGAGAATTTGCAAGAGCGTTGGTATTTGGAAGCTATGGAATCGGTGTAGGCCATGCATTTAAGTTTGATTCACAAAACTGAAATTTGTGCTACGAAGGGAGGTACCCGTGAGAAAGAAAGGCAGTAAGCAGTCCAAGGTCAGCCGCATCGACCGCAGCAAGGCCCTGGCCGCCCAGGCCGACGAGGCCATCAAGGAGCGCATCCGGACGGCGCCGGCCTACATATACACCAGCCTGTGCCCGGTTCCGGAGCTGCGGGAGCCACCGAAGGGAGTGATTGTACGTGGCATCAAGACCTGTGTACTATGACTTGTATGATTGTGGCCAATACGACGGCCGGTACAGAGCAGCGGAGCTGATGGTAATGCTGGGCATCCGGCACCGGCAGCAGATAGAGCATTACAGTGATGTGGGTATCCTGTACCAAAAGCGATATACCTTTGTGAGGGTGGAGGATGGGAAGGAGTCAGAACTGGCCGATGAGTGGAACCGGGTGACGCAAGTATTGAAGGGATGCGGGCACGATTTGGGCAGGATACCGATTGTGGTAAAACGAGTATAGATAAAACAAGCCGGGGGATTACCCCGGCAAATAAAAACGAAAGAAAAGAACATATGTGCGTGAAAGAAAATAAGCGGTGGACACCCGCCAAGATGCTACCACCGCTCTGATATTGCTTGAGTATATTATAGCTTACTCAAGCATGGTGAACAAGTGGAAAATAATACCATAAATGAGGGAGGATATAATATGCAGACAGCGATTAATACAGATGTTTTTATACGGCAGGTATTAAACACATTGGTAACTCAGATGGAGATGTGGGACGAGCTCAGACGGCAGAAAGAGGTCGAGGCGGCCCTGTACATGAATTTGATGAACAAGACCATCCTGTCAGAGTCGGAGGAGAGGCAGTTGCCGGCAGAGTATGTGGATGATACCCCTCGGGTGGTGGAGATGTTCCTGCAGTGCCTGAAATTGGAGAAGAGAACAGATGCCACTATCGTGAACTACCGTGGCGAACTTAAATGTCTTTTCCAATTCCTGCGGAAGAACTACGCGGACGTGACAAGCAATGACATCAGGGCCTATCTGGCCTGGAAGCAGACGGAGCACCACAACAAGGATAACACCCTTAACAATAAGATTCACGTCTTTCAGTCATTTTACAAATGGCTCATGAATGAGGATTTGCTGGAAGATGGTGGTTGCCTCATGCGGAAACCCAAGAAGAATCCCATGGGTAAAGTCTATAAGATTAAAGAGGAGCAGCGCGTGAAGCGGGTGCTGTCGGACGAGCAGGTGGAAATCATCCGGTGTGGCTGTCGGCATGTCAGGGATAGAGCCATTGTGGAGATATTGGTGGCTACAGGGATGCGTATATCAGAGCTGGTCGGATTAGATGTTGGCGACATAGACATCAGCCGGAAACGCTGCATTATCTACGGTAAGGGACGCAAGGAACGGCCGGCCTTCTTTACTCCCAGGGCGATTGTACACTTGGAAGCATACCTGGAGTGGCGCCGGGCACTACCAGACACCAGCGCGGCGCTTTTCATAAATTTTAGGAAAACTGGAGGTGTGTATGGCAGGGTGTGCACCTGCACCATACGCAAGATGCTCAAAGAGATAGTGGCCAGTGACCCGCGGCTTGAAGGGTTAAACCTGCACCCGCATAGGTTCCGGGCGTATCTGGCTACATACATGGCCCGGCACGGGGCATCACTTAAGGACATAGCGGCGGTCCTGGGACACAGCAATGTCAATACAACCATGGAGTGTTATATCATTGAGGACCCAGAGGAGACACAGGCTGTACATGGCAAGTGCGCGGGGTAAGGAGGTTTTAAGAATGGCAGATAAGAGCATATTAAAACAATATGCAAGTATGATAAAAGAGGCAGAAGATGAAGAGCGTAGAATACGGAATTTAGAAGCAGAAATTAGGTCTATGCGGCCGCTTGATAGAGAAGTTACAGATGTTGTGACAAAAGGAAAACGAGGAAAGAAACCACTCGGAACCTGTGTGATTCGTGGAGAGAACGACCATTCTGCCATCAATCGGAAACGTGCCAGGCTTAGGGAGAGGAAAGCAAAAAAGGAGCTTCATGTATCCAGGATTGAAATGATGGTTGCCGATGCGGAAGAATATATTTACAGCATTGATGATAGCGAATTAAGACGTATTACAGAATTTTACTGTATTGACAGAAAAAACTGGGATGAAGTAGCCGAAGCAATGGGAGAGGGGTATACTGCTGAGGCTTGTAAACAAAAATTTTCCAGATTTATGCGCGTCAAGTAAAATTGTCACGTTTGTCACGCTGATATGTGATATAATTTAAAATGAGAAAAGTGTAAGCATTTAGGCATCCAGCAATGGGTGCCTTTTATATACCCAATTCCCGGCGCCTGAAACTTAGGGCGTCCGGGGCCTCCTAAAAAGGTTCTGGTAAACATGAAGAGACTTTCCCCCTGTTTGATTTTATGGTAAGATAGAAAGAAAAGTGAGGATGGTGATAACCATGGAAGAGGGGACGGTATTCACATGTAATAAAAATGAACATAAAAAATTGTATTCAAACGATTCAGAGAATATTTTTTATGAGGGATATTGTTTTCTAAAAACGGCAGAAAAAATACGCCATATGCAGTTTGAATACCAAGGGGAGATGGGGAACCTCATAGCACCGTATATAGTAAATCTTTCTTTTGCGGCCGAATTGTTTTTAAAAAGTCTGTTGGTATCCACAAGGGTACAGTTTAAGCCCACACATGATTTATATAAATTGTATTCGTTGATTAATGATGATGAGATAAAAGATAACATAAAAAGTGCTTGCTACAGATTAAAAGATATCGACAAGTCCGATATTGAATTTGAGAAGTCATTGAATGATATTCGTGAGGTGTTTGAATACTGGCGCTATGTGTATGAAAGAATGCATATAGCAACGGCTGTATCATTTATTAAAGATTTTGCATATGCAGTAATGATAGAAGCTGAAAAGCACAAGATTGAAAACGAACGGAAGGGATAGCTCAGGCTGTCTCTTTTTCTATACTTAAAACAGCCAGATAGGAAGGTGAGGTGATGGCAAACAATGAAAACCTAATACGTTTAAGCCCGAGCGAAGCCCGAGAGAATGGCAGAAAAGGCGGTAAGGCATCCGGTGAGGCCCGGAGGCGAAAGGCCGCCATGAGAGATACAATGAATCGGCTTTTGACTATGAAAGTTGAGGTTGAAGGCCTGTCTGATATATTACGTGCTGATGGGGGCGAAAGCACCTACGAGGAGATAATTACTATGGCTATGATAGAAAAGGCCATGCGCGGGGATGTGAAGGCTTTCATGGCCATCAAGGACGTGTTGGGACAGACTTCCAAATCTGAGACAGACCTGGAGGAACAGAAGATACGGATGGAGCAGCTAAAGGCTGACACAGAGCGGATGCGCAGGGAGACATCCCCGGATGAAGATGACGGTGTGGAGGTAGTGAACGATGCGCCAAAAGAAGCAGGTCAGGATATCGGAGATAGTGATACCGAAATACCTACCGATTTTTAACGATACAAGGCATAAGCACATCATACTCACATCCGGGCGCGCCGGCACGAAGTCCAGCTATGCAGCTGTCCGGGCTGACTATCAGCTAATCAGTGATAAGAACGGCTCCGTGGTTGTCCTGCGTAAGCATCACAACAAACTGCGTAAGACGGTGTATAAAGAGATGCTGAGGGGTATCAATCGCCTGGGTGTCAAAAAGAGCGCATTCAAGATTGGGAAGTCCCCTATGGAGATAACCTATAAAAAGTATGGTACCACGATGTACTTCGCCGGCTCCGATGGCATTGACGATACAAAGGGTATCATAGACGAGGATAAGCCCATCAAGCTGGTCATCTTGGACGAGTTGACCGAGTTTTTTGATGACGGAGAAGGTGAGGACGAGTTGGCAAACATTGAGGCGACCTTTATCCGCGGGAATCAAGGTGGTTTCCAGATGATATACTTGTATAACCCTCCGAAGAATCCGAATGCACCCATCAATAAGTGGTGCCGCAAGATGGAGCAGCGTGATGACTGCATTCATATACACACAGATTACAGGGATGTACCGCCGGATTGGCTGGGACAGGACCTGATTGATTCCGCTGAGGTCATGCGCCAGGCCGACGAAAAACAGTATCGCTGGGTCTGGCTGGGACAGAGCATAGGTGTGGATGAGGTTATCTATTACATGTTCTCCGACCGACATAAGGTCAAACCAGAAAAAGGTCATTACAGGGTTATTGGTATTGGTGGCGACTACGGGCAGCAGAATGCCACCACCTTCCAGGCATTTGGCCTGGATGAATATGAGCACAGGCTTACAGGTCTGGATGAGTATTTCCATTCCGGCCGGGAATCGGGAAAACAAAAAAGCCCTTCCGTATACGCAAAGGATTTCATTACGTTCACGGACCAACTGCATGAGACGTATGCCTGCAGTTATTTTTATTTATACCTGGACCCATCAGCAACGGGACTGGCCGAGGAAATCAAAAGGGAGGCCCGTGACTGCGATTACACTATATTGACGCGGAAGGCGGAAAACGATGTAAAACCTGGTATTTCCCGCGTACAGCTGCTCCTGGCGTTTGACATGCTGACCGTATCGCCACGGCAGCAGAATGCAATTGATGAATTCGGGACCTATGAGTATGACAAGAAGTCAATCGAACGCGGGAAGGAAGAACCTGTTAAAGTGGACGACCATTGTATGGACGCTATACGTTATCTGGTCATGGGAATGTGGAGTAAATTAAAACCCTATTTACCAGCAAAAGAGTACGAGGAAACAGTCAGGAACCCATTGGACGAGGAGGATGAGGATGAATATATTTGAGTATTTCAAGAAAAAAGATATTGATACGGTTGACGCCTCATTCTATCGCAAGATTGCGGAATGGGACAGCTGGTACCGGAGTAATGTTAGAAAGTTTCATTTCTACCGCGTATATGGCGGGCAGGGGACCTGGACGAGGTGCCGGCGGCATAGCCTGGGGATGGCAAAGAAGGTATGTGAGGACATGGCTGACCTGCTGCTGAATGAGCGTGTCAAGATTACCATAGGGGATGCTACGACAGAGGATTTTGTGCAGGATGTCCTGAGACAGAATAATTTCATGACCAAGGGGAATGAATACCAGGAACGCAAGGCGGCCAAAGGGACGGTTGCGTATGTGCCCTATCTGGCTGATGCGGAGGTGGATGACCAGGGGAACATCCTGAATGGTATAGTGAAAATTAACTATCTGGAGGCACCGAACATCTTTCCGCTATCCTGGGAGAATGGGAAAGTGACAGAGTGTGCTTTTGTATTCACAAAGACCTGCCGGAGAAAGAAATACGCACAGATTCAATTCCATCGTTTGGAAGATGGCTTTTATGTGATTGAAAATACTGTGGTGGAGTGCACGACCGGAGCAGGAAAGGAGCTTACAAAAGATGAATGGTCACAGCTCCCGGTGTTTTCTGGCCTCGCTGAACGGATAGAGACGGGTTCTGATAAACCACAGTTCGTGGTTGACCGTCTGAACATCGTCAATAATGCAGACGATGATGACAGTAACCCTATGGGGGTTGCGTTGTTTGCCAATGCGGTTGACACCCTGCGAAAGATTGACCTGACCTATGATTCCTATGCAAACGAGTTTGACCTGGGACGGAAACGTATATTTGTAGCTCCGGAATTATTGGACGATAAGTATGGGAATCCTACGTTTGATACCAGCGATACGGTATTTTACCGGCTGCCGGAGGATTACCTTAAGGACACCAACGAGGCTATTAAAGAAGTCAACATGGAACTGCGTGTGGATGCCCATAGCAAGGCCATAGACGACGACCTTAATTACCTGTCCGTTAAATGCGGTTTCGGTACTCAACGATACCGCTTTGTAAATGGGAATGTGCAGACCGCGACGCAGGTCATATCTGAGAACAGTGACATGTACCGGTCCGTCCAGAAGCATGAGCTTATACTGGATGAGGTATTAAAAGAGCTTATCCGCATTATTATCCGCCTGGGGATTGCATCAAGGGTGACAGGGCTTAATGAGGATACGGATATCACGATTGACTTTGATGATTCCATCATTGAGGATAAACAGACAGAGCGCAATGAGGACAGGAAAGACGTTTCCATGGGGGCAATGTCCCTTCCAGAATACCGTGCCAAGTGGTACGGAGAGACGGAGGAGAAGGCTGCCGCCAGGATACCGGAGCAGACAGGGGTGATACCATAAAATGAACCGGTCTTATGAGAGCCACATGACGGTAGGCGTGGAACGGAAGTTCCGTAACCTGGAGAACCGTATCATGGAGGACGTGGTGCGGCGGATTAAGAAAACAGGACAGATAACCTCTTCCGCGGATTACCAGTTGAACCGGTATTATATCCTTGGAAACAGCACCAAAGACATAGAGGACATTGTTAAGAGCGCTGTGGGTGATGACTACCCAGAGACATTTAAACTCTACGACGAAGTGGTTGAGAAGCAATACACCCGGTCAAGAGAGCTTTATGAGCAGGTCAATGAGGAATTTATCCCATATGAACAGAATGAGCAGCTACAGCAGCTTGTGAATGGCCTCATACAGCAGTCCAATGATGAACTGTATAACATCACCCGGTCCATGGGATTCATGGTGGATATGGGCGGAGGCAGGAAGGTATTTTCTCCATTATCGGATTACTATAATCAGTATCTGGATAATGCCATTGTGGAAATTACTTCCGGCGCCTTTGATTACAATACGGTTATCCGCCGCGTGGTAGGCCAGATGACTAACTCAGGACTGCGCACTGTGGATTATGCCAGCGGATATTCCAGCCGGTGTGACGTGGCAGCACGCAGGGCCGTCATGACAGGGTTATCACAGCTGACCGGCCATATATCCCAAGCGAATGCGCAGAAGCTTCACACGGAGTATTTTGAGATTGACTGGCACGCTGGTGCAAGGCCGTCCCATCGGATATGGCAGGGAAAGGTCTGGAGCTATCGGGAATTGGTGACAGTGTGTGGTCTTGGGACTGTAACTGGCCTGCAGGGTGCGAACTGTTACCATGAGTATTATCCGTTCATTCCAGGTATATCTGAACGTCAGTTTAGCGATAAGTGGCTTGCAGAACAGAACCGCAAGGAGGATAGACAAAAAGTGTTCAAAGGGAAAGAATATACTCTTTATGAAGCCACGCAGCGTCAGCGGTATCTGGAAACCAACATGAGGGCACAGCGCCAGAAAGTAAAGCTATTACAGCAGGCCGGCGCATCTCAGGATGATATCATGCTGGCGCGTTGCAAGTACCAGGCCCAACTGGATGAATACAAGGCGTTTTGTGAACGGATGGGATTACAGGAACAACGGGAAAGAATCTATTATGATTTGCAAGGAAGGGTTGCGCCAGGAAGGAGGACTGCCGGGTGATTGAAGTAAAGGTAAGGCGAGATGGCCTGTCATTATCAGGACATGCCGGATATGGCCGGAGAGGCCAGTCAATCGTGTGTGCCGCCGTATCGGCCATCACGTTGACTATGATTGAGGGCCTGCGGGAGATAGCGGGTATCCGGCTGACTGAGACCGTGGAAAGCGGCAATGTATCAGTTAAATGGCAAAAGCTGAATGATACAGGCAAGGCATTGATTGATACATGGTTCTTGGGATTGTGCCATATCAATGCGCAATATAATTGTATACGATTTATATAGCATCTCATAAGGGGTGCTTTTATTATGTCCAACACGTGATGACAAAAAAGCATCGGAACAGTTCACGCACTAAAAACGGAGGTTAAACATGAGAAAGAGATTATTTAATTTACAGCTTTTCGAGGACGGCGGCGGAAGCGGCTCTGAGGGAAACCAGGGGAATAATGCCGGTGATGAGGGAAACAAGGGAACCTATAGTTTTGAGCAGGCGGAGGAGATAGCCAATGCAAGGGCGCATCGTGCGGAGCAGGCAGCCCTTAAATCTTATTTCCAGCAGCAGGGTATGACCGAGGATGAGGTCAAGGCGGCCCTTGCTGATTATAAGACAAACAAGGAGAAGCAGAAACCAAATCTGTCCGCTATTGAGCAGGAAAGGGACAATGCATTAAAGGAACTGGAACAGGTGAAGAATTCCAACCTGCTGCGGGATAAGGGAGTAAAGCCGGATGACCTGGACTATGTGCTGTTCAAGGTTGGTAAGCTGGTGGATGATAAAACAGATTTCACAAAGGCGGCTGAGAAATTTCTGAAAGATAACCCACGATTCACAGGTCAGGGCAGTTACCGCGTAACGACTTCCGCACAGGCGGGTGGAGCGGGGAGCGCCCAGAACACGAACGATTCTATCAACAACGCCATCCGTATGGCAGCAAGAAGATAAGGAGGAATTATGAGACATAGAAAATTTGATATACAGCTTTTTGAAGGCGACGCGCAGATTATTGACAGGACTGGCGCGGCATCACTCATACCTGAGGAGAATGCGCGGGAGATTATCCAGGGCGTGGTGACACAGTCCGCAGTCCTGCAGAGAGGAAGGAAACTGCCGAACATGTCCAGCAAGACGTATAAGATGCCGGTGCTTGACATGCTCCCGATTGCCTACTTTGTCAACGGGGATACCGGGGCGAAAAAGACCACGAAGCAGGCCTGGGATAAGAAGTTTATCACAGCGGAGGAGATTGCGGTTATTGTACCAATCCCTGAGGCCGTCCTGGATGATTCTGACTATGACATCTGGGGAGAGGTCAAGCCGAGGGTAATTGAGGCCTTCGGCAAGGTGATTGACGGTGCGGTTCTGTTTGACTTGGATAAGCCATCCACATGGAGGGACGGTGTTGTGACGACTGCCACTAAGGCCGGTTCCGTCGTGACGCTTGCAACCGGGGATGACCTGTATGATAAAATTATGGCGGAGGAAGGCATTATTGCCAAGATTGAGGAATCAGGGTATTTCGTCAACGGACACATGGCTGATATCTCCATGCGCGCTAAACTGAGAGGCCTGAAGGATACGACGGGGAACCCGATATTTAAGAGCGACATGCAGAACGGAACCACTTATTCACTGGATGGCAGCCCGATGAACTTCCCCAACAACGGCGCCTTTGACAAATCAAAGGCGTTGATGATATCTGGTGATTTCAGCCAGTTGGTATATGCAATCCGTCAGGACATCACCTTTAAGCTGTTCACGGAGGGCGTTGTTCAGAATACAGACGGCTCCATTGCGTACAACCTGATGCAGAATGACATGGTGGCGTTAAGGGCAGTCATGAGACTTGGATGGGAAATCCCTAATCCGATTAACTCCATGAAAACGGATAAGACCAAAAGATGCCCATTTGCTATCTTGAAGGCTGGAACACCAACAGAATAAGGAGGGTGGTCACGGATGTATGTGGATTACAAATATTATCAGATTGAGCATGGTGGGAAAATGCCGGAAGATGCCTTCCCGGCATCTGAGCGCAGGGCAGAAGCGTACATCCGATACCTTACCCATCTGAATGGTGACATATTTGCCATACCAAATGACATGGTAAAGGATGCAGTATGCGCAGCAGCAGACGTGTATTATATGACAGAACAGGAGCAGGAACAGAGAAAGGCGGAAGGAAAGGCAGGACCAGTCCGGTCTGAAAACAATGACGGCTATTCCGTATCATATGTGGTGGAGCAAGAGGATGGGCAGACAGCGGAAAATGCTGTCAGGCGGAAAGCTTACGATGCTGTGTATATGTATCTGCTTCCTACTGGCTGGCTTAAGAGGAAAGTGGGGTGCGGACATGCTCACGAATGCAGACATAACAGTCTATAATTCTTTCCTTGACCCTGGAAGCCGGATGCGGGTCTGGCACCGTACCATGATAAAGGGGGTGTGGTTCTATGCGGATAACAAGGTCAGCTTGACAGATGGCGGACTTGTTTCTGCTGATGCCTATAAGGTGAGGATACCGGTTCGTGCTGATTTTGGTGGCAGTCAATATGTTCCACCGGATGAATATGCAGGGGCCGATGGAACATGGACACTGAAAAACGATGATTACATTGTCAGGGGAATTGGGCCAGATATTGAAAAGCCGGCAGACCTGCAGAAAGAGAGCCGGACTGCATTTAAGGTTACATCATGGTCAGATAACCGTCAGGGTGGTCTGAAACATTGGCGTGTGGGAGGTGTGTGATGGCACAGAAACGCGTATTCCAAATCGCGACCCCGCGGGGAAGCGTGTACCAGACAAAGGGGAAAGGCGGAACCGTCACCGCCCGACTGGAGTGGAATCCTGGTTTTGCAAGGGAAAAGTCAGAGGCTTTTTCCAACGCGCAGGCCTTTGTTGATTCCGAGTGCCTACGGTATATGGACCCGCTTACATCGAGGCTCACAGGATATATGATAAAGTCCGCAACCCTGGGAACGGTTATCGGGAGTGGAAAGATTGAGTACCTGGCCCCTTATGCAAGGAAACAGTACTATGAAGGCAAAGGGGATGGTGGGAACCGGGGACGATTGTGGTTTGAGAGGATGAAAACATCCAAGGCAGAAACCATACAGAAGGGAGCAAACAGGATTGCCGCAAACAATAAATAATGAGTCAGTGATTGCAGCTCTGAGACAATATTTCATGAGCTGCCCATACCTAAGGGATGGAGAGTTTAATATTGATTACCTGCCAGACAGCCGGTCATACAGCCTCGACCCAATCCCGGCAGAACCTGTTTATAAGGAGTATGTTGATGGAGGAAAGATATACCAGTTCCAATACTCTTTTACCTCCAAGGAGGCCTATGACGGGGATGCCCGGACCATGATAGACAATTCATTTTTTTATCAGAATCTGGCTGACTGGGTAGAAAGACAGGATGATGAAGGTATCCTGCCTATGCTGGAGGGACGTCAGGTGATATCAAACACGTTGATGTCGAGCTATTACCTGTTTGGGTCTGATGCAGACCTGGCAAAGTATCAGGTACAGCTCAGGTTATTGTACGAATAAGGAGATGATTATATGGCAAATGCAGATAAGCTAAACGATGGTAAGCTGATTAAGCGTTCCAAGCGGGTTTCGTTCCTGAATGTGGGGACAACCGCAGAACCTAAATTTATAAGAATGCAGGGGTTCTCGTCCATGTCGGAATCCAAGAGCGCAAAAGAGTATTCCAGACAGTATGTGGATGAGGACACCGAACGGTCGGACGTGGTGGGCTATGCGACCCAGATAGGGTACAGTTTTGACCGGCACAGCCCATACTCAGTACATGAGAAGCTGGCCGAAATCACGGACAACGAGTACACTGGTTCCGATGCGACCGTGGAAATCGTGACGGTGGACCTGTTTACAGATGGGGACGCAAAAGTGGCACGAAAACGTGCTTACAGCGTTATACCAGATACAACCGGCGACGGAACGGATGCCTTGATTTATTCCGGAAACTTCCGCGCCGCAGGAGAGGCCGTGCTGGGAACAGCGACATCTGCTGATAAGTGGCAGACAGTGACATTTACTGAGGGCAGCGCACCAGACCCTGCTCCGGGAACATAAGAATAAAGGAGTGAGCCTATGAGCCAGAAGTGGAGTTATAACAACATTGAGTTTGAGGTAGACCTGCAGGACGCTGATTTTGCTGAAAAGTATGAAAAGGCATTTGAACGGATGGGGCAGGATGAAAAGAAGGTGCAGAAGGCCGGAAACAACAGTGAACTGATACGCGGATACTGCGGCCTCTTTCATAACCTGTTTGATGACATATACGGCGCCGGAACAGCAAAGAGATTATTTGATGGAAAGATGAACGCAGGTATGTGTGACCTTGCCTACGCTGCTTTTATGGGAGCCTGTATGCGTTGCAATGAGGAGGCTGTCCAGCAGAGAGGGCAGCTGATGAGCCGATATGCCCCACGGCAAAACCGCCAGCAGCGACGGAACAACCAACAGAGGAATAAGAACTGGAATGGGGGACAGCGTGCATGAGCATGAACTTGCTTTATGAAGCCTATCCTGAATCGGTCAATCTGTATGGCGTGGAACGTGAAATTGTGACTGATTTCAAGGACTGGCTGCGGTTCATTGATATGATAAGATGTGACGGACTCAGCCAGGATGAGAAGATGACTCTCATGATGGAGATGTATCTGGAAAACATACCACACTGGCAATGGGGGGATGCCCATGAGCCACTTATGAGTTTTTTTCGTATGGATGAGTGCACGATAGAGACGGGCGGTGAACCAGAGGGCGCAGACGAGGAATTAGAGCCGGTGATACCAAAGCCGCTGTATGATTTTGCGTTCGATGCAAAATACATCATATCAGGGTTCCGGCAGGACTATAAGATTGACCTCACGGAAACAGACATGCACTGGTGGAAGTTTCGTATCCTTTTGGACGGCCTGTCGTCTGGTACAGAGTTTAAGCAGCGGGTAATGTACCGGAACACAAACACAGCTGATATCAAGGATGTGAAGGAACGCCAGCGGATACAGCGGATACAGAGGGCCATTGCCATCCCGCAGCCAGCTCCATCTGATTATGAGATAGGGGATATGTTTGGATGATGAAAAAGATTGAAAAGCCTCCATTGCTGCGCAAGTGGTACCGATGCCCTCATTGTGGGAAAAATGCGGTGTTATACGACAACACAGCCCATAGCAATGGGGTATATGTGAAATGTAGGGAGTGCAGAAAGGAATTTGAAATAAGGATTTAGCATCTGTGAGCCAATGAGCCGTGCTACTGCGAAAGGAGTAGTATGGCTCATTTTGACTTACAATTATTTGAGGCCGACGGCCATCTGAATTTTGATACAAGGGTTGACGAAAAGGGATTTTCAAGCGGTATCAGCAAACTTGGCGGGATAGCCAAGGGGGGACTGGCGGTCCTGGGAGCCTCAGTCGCTGGAATCACTGCTGCTTTTGCCGGTATGTCGAAGGCTGCATTAGGTTCTGTAGCCAGCCTGGAACAGAATGTGGGCGGCGTGGAAACGCTTTTCAAGGAAAATGCCAAGACAGTCATAGAGAATGCAAACAATGCCTATAAGACTGCGGGGTTGTCAGCCAATGAGTACATGCAAAGTGTCACCAGTTTTTCCGCATCACTATTACAGAGCGTGGCCGGGGACACGGCAGAAGCGGCAAAGATAGCCGATATGGCAATGGTGGACATGTCTGATAACGCCAATAAGATGGGTACAGACATGACGTCCATCCAAAATGCATATCAGGGATTCGCAAAGCAGAATTATACGATGCTGGATAATCTGAAACTGGGTTATGGCGGAACAAAGGAGGAAATGAACCGCCTCCTTGCGGATGCCACCAAAATATCTGGCGTGAAATATGACATCAGCAATCTGAATGACGTATACTCTGCCATCCATGTAATCCAGGGTGAGCTTGATATAACCGGCACAACGGCCAAGGAAGCCTCTACTACCATCGAAGGGTCCATGAACGCCGCAAAGGCAGCCTTTGACAACTTTTTGAATGGTTCTGGAACTGCTAAAGAGCTGGCGGACGCGGTTGCCACAGTCGCCCGAAATGTAGGGAAGAACCTGGGAGAAATTATCCCAAGGCTAGCAGAAACAGTGCCGATGGTGGTCGAGGAACTGTGGCAGGAATTTGAAGGCAGTGCAGACCAATTTATTCAAATGGGCGCAGGTCTTGTGACGGATATTGCGACAGGACTTGTTGAGCAGCTGCCTGCCCTTATTGAACTTGCCGTATCCTTTGTTGATACGTTGATACAGGGCCTAAATGAAAATATGCCCCAATTGTTGGAGGCGGGAGGTTCCCTGCTTATTGCCATCGTTCAGGGCATCATCATGTTGGTCCCATCCCTGTTGTCGCTTGGATGGTCTATTATTGAGGGCATTGTCCAGGGATTGCTGAACAATGCGCCAACGCTGCAGACGCAGGCTGTAAATCTGTTCAATCAGTTTACATCCGTAATCAGCACAAGGCTGCCGCAGTTGTTGCAACAGGGCGCCAATGCAATTAATCAGTTTACACAGGGGTTATTAAGCAAGGCCCCATCCCTGATAACGAATGCCGGAAATATCATAAGCAAGTTATATAATGTAATTCTTGGAATCCTGCCGCAAATCCTGGAGACCGGAATCAAGCTCATTGGACAGCTGGCTCAGGGCATCCTGTCAAATCTCCCAGCCGTTATCGGTGCCGCCGCCGAGGCACTGATACAGATAATCGCTACAATTGCAAGCCACCTCCCGGAAATCCTGCAGAAGGGAATTGAATTACTGGGCGAACTTGCAGCCGGAATCATACAGGCCATCCCGGAGCTGGTCGGAAAACTGCCGCAGGTATTTACCAGTGTCAAAGCTAAGTTTTTAGAATTTGACTGGATACAGATTGGTAAAGACATCGTAAGCGGAATTGCAAATGGCCTTAAAAACTCCATTGGGACCATCATTGACGCTGCTAAGAGTGTGGGTGAGGCGGCCTTGGATGGTCTTAAGAGCCTGTTAGGCATCCATTCTCCGTCGCGTGTGTTTCGGGACGAGGTTGGACGCAATATATCCCTTGGTATCGCTGAGGGAATCCGGTCCAATAAGAAATATGCCAAGAAGAGCGCGGAGGAAGTTGCACAGGCCACGCTGGAAGCAGCCAAGAAGAAGCTGGAAAACCATAAGGTTTATAACCGACTTACCCTTGCGGATGAGGCCGGATACTGGGACGAGGTACGCAAACAGACAAAAGAAGGCACACAGGCCAGGATTGACGCCGATAAGGAATACCTGTCTGCCAAGAAAGACCTGAATGACAGGATGCTGGAAGCGGAAGAGAACTATACGGACAAGGTTGCGAATGCGTACAAGGACCTGAACGACAGAATTAAGGACCTCAATAACCAGTACAAGGATGCCGTCAACCAGCGGGCAGACCAGATTAAGTCAGCGTATGGGTTGTTCGATGCATTTGATTCCAGTACGGACCTGACAGCGGATGACCTGCTTAATAACTTGCAATCACAGGTGGACGGGTTGAAGCAGTGGCGCAAGAATCTGAGGGACCTGGAACGCCGTGGGATTGGCGACGACCTTCTGGAGGAATTGCAGGAGCTTGGACCAAAAGCAGCAGCTGAAATCCAGCTTATGACGGAAATGAGTGACGACCAGCTGGATGAATATGTGAGCCTGTTCAAAGCTAAAAATCGCATTGCACGCCAGGAAGCGGTGGCAGAAATGGAGCCAATGCGTGGGGAGATATCCAAGCAGATTGCACAGATGCAGCGGGAGACATCGGCAGAACTGGCAAAATACCAGCAGGAATATGTATCTTCCATGACAGAGCTTGGTGTGGCTCTCAACCAGCCATTGGAGACTATGAAGTTGACGGCGGCTCAGAATGCGGTGGCTCTTGTTTCTGCTATGGCAGGGTCCATCAAGGACGCATCCGGCTCCACCGAGAACCTGGAACAGTTCAAGGCTATTGCCCGGAATGTACTCGGCTCCGTGGATACGCTTCCGTCCAGTATGTCGGATGTGGGGAAACAGTCCATCATCAGTATGATAGAGGGCATCCGGTCCATGTCCGGCCAGCTGCAGGCAGCGGTACAGGCCGTGGTTGCCAATGCAATGCAGGCGGCCGCAGGCGCCATGATGGGGAATGGAGGCATCAATGCAGCACTGGCTGGTGTTGGAGCTGTGACTGGTACATCCAGCCTCCCCGCGAGCACCTATGGGAATGAAGGATACGGTCCGGGATATGCTGTGGATTACCGCAGGATGGGACAGGAAATGGCAAATGCTATGGACGGTGTATCCGTCAATATGGACGGGAAGAATGTGGGAAGCATTGTGTCTGAACCTGTGAATGACAACCTGGGGAACCGTGGAAGGATGGAAGGAAGGGATATGGAATGAAATATTTAGGAATCACCTTTGATGAGGAGAAGCATACCTATGATGATTTTGGCCTTCGGATTAAGTCCATCAATATAGGGTTCCCATCGGTAAAGGAGAGTAAGATTGACATACCGGGAGCGGATGGCTACCTTGATATGACGGATTACTTCGGCACCCGGTATGAGGACCGCAAGATTACGATTGAATGTGACATAGAGGACCGGAGCTATTATGACTGGGCTGGACGTATGAGCCAGCTCAGTAACTACCTGCATGGAAAGAAACGGAAGATTGTTCTGGACTGGGACAATGGGTTTTATTACCTGGGGCGCGGGACCTGTGAATATGAAAAGAAGAACCGGGCATTCAGCCTGGTGACACTGAAATTTGAATGTGACCCATATAAATATGAGCTTACGGCCACGGATGAGGACTGGTTGTGGGACCCATTCGATTTTGAGGAAGGAGTAATAAAGGAATATGGGAACCAAAACGTGGACGGGACGCTTGTGCTTACTGTTATAGGCTCACCCATGCCGGTGGTGCCAAGAATTACAGTATCATCCGATATGCAGGTGGAATTCGAGGGTGAAAGGTTTGACCTGAAAGCGGGAGAAAACTATCTGCCGGATATTGAGATAAAGGATGGAGAGCATGTGATGACATTCACGGGACATGGTATCGTGACTGTAAGCTACAGGGGAGGAAGCCTGTAATGTATAAAATCAACAATGTGATTGACGGCAGAACGTACTGCCTGCATGACCAGCGGGACAGGAACCTGCGAGTGATTGAGCCTCGTCTTACCCTTACCCTCAACAAGACAGGAGCTCTTACATTCCGCATTCCTTCCAGTCATATGTATTCCAACACCTTAAAGAAGATGAAGTCATCCATCCAGGTAATGGAGGATGGGATATTGATATATGAGGGACGCGTGCTGTCGGATGAGTCGGATTTTCATAATACAAAAGATGTGGTATGCGAGGGAAGCCTGGCCTATCTCATTGACAGCGCACAGCGCCCCTTTTCTTTGAGTGGAAACATCCATGATTTCCTCGCCCAGATGGTAGAAAATCATAATGGGCAGGTGGAGGAGCGGAAACAGTTTGTCCTTGGCCGGGTGAATGTGGCCGATGAAAACAATGAACTTAAGCGGGAGTCCGCTAAGATTGACAATACCTGGAACACGCTGAAAGCGCAGCTGATAGACGTCCATGGTGGATACATATGGGTTGAATACAGGGACGGCAAGAAGTATCTTAATTACACCTACGACTATGGCGGTAAGAATGAACAGCAGATACGTTTTGGCGTCAATCTCCTGGACCTAACAAAGTATCAGGATGCTACTAATGTGGTAACATGTATGATACCCTACGGAGGGGATGTGGAATACCAAGACGAGCTTGGGGAGACGCAGACAGGCACGGTCGATATTACATCGGTTAATGACGGGAAGGATTATATCACAGCGGAGCAGGCCGTGCTGGATGAATACGGGAAGATATGGGGGACGTTCCAATGGCCAGACATCACAGACCCCGCAAGGCTCCTGGAAAAGGCCAAAGAATACCTGAAGGAGGTGTCCGGGATACCGGATACGCTTAAGGTATCAGCCGTAGACCTGAACTATACTGGGGTAGACATCCGGCGCTTCCGGGTCGGATATTACACAACGGCTATCAGCAAGCCTCACGGAGTCAGCAAGGACCTGTTACTGGCTCAGCTTGACATGTACCTGGATGACCCGGCAAAGGGCAGCATATCCCTTGGGACCACAGTGAGCAGCTTTACAGGCGCCACCGTGAATAAGCAGGTAAGTATTTCAAAAGCCGTACAGGAGTCCGAGGCAAAAACATATGAAGAACTGGCCCGGAAGATTGCCAATGCAACAAATCTTATCACAGGAGGGCTGGGAGGTTATGTGGTCCTTGATAGTCAAGACCCGGTTACAGGCAAGAAAATGCATCCCTGGCGTATCCTGGTTATGAATACACCGGATAAAGAGACCGCAACAAATATCATCCAGATAAACCAGAATGGCATCGGTTTTTCAACGTCCGGTATCAACGGACCTTATCGTAACGCCTGGACCATTGACGGGAACCTGTTGGCTGATTTTATCACTGCCGGCCAGATGCTGGCGGACCGCATTCGTGGCGGAATCCTGGAGGTAGGCGGGTATGGCCTTGCCAAGGATGGAAAGATTGTGGTCAAAAACGCCAACGGTAACGAGATTGGAAGCTGGGACAATACAGGACTGCACGTCCTGCTGGGAGTGATTCAAGGCAGCACCATAATTGGTTCTGATATCATTAGCGGTACGATTGACATAGGCAACGGGACTTTTTATGTGGATGATGACGGAGCCGTGGCAATCAACTCCGGTCAGATTGCTATTGGGAATACTTTGATTACTCCAAGTTATACCTGGATAGGAGATTTTGGGGTGTCTAGTAATGGAACTGGAGCATTTTATAGCAGGGACAATACGATTGAGATTTTTACTCCTGCATTCCCATATATGAACGGTCCAGCAATGCAATTAAGTTATAATGGGATGACTACAAGAGTAAGTTATAGTGCTATAACAACAAGAGATATTACATTAAATACGCTGGTAAGTGAGTATGGGGGGCAATGGGGGTCAGTATCTACTAATATAATTGAACTCTGGAATAGAATAGAAAGACTTGAAGCTAAATCATAGAAAGGGGTGTTGAATTAAAAGTATCTCTAATGTATAATGCAACTATAGGAGGGATTTATATGAAGAAAATTAGTATTCTTATAGCCACATTATTGTCATTGGTTTTTACTTTTAATGTGTTCGCGATGGAGATTGAATATAATAATCCAAATGACCCAAATGAGCCAACCTTGATCATTCCAAATCCAACAAATGAAAAAAGAAATGCTGATAGAACGCTTGATTATAAGTGGACATGGATAAGTGATGAAATAGTGGCACGTTTTCAGCCTGGGAAAAGAGCCAATGATAGAAGAGCGTATCTTCAAGAATCGTTTAATTATGGCATGATTGGTGGAGGCCACGGCATAAAGGACGACGGAGGGAAACGCGAGACTTATTCCGGTAAATGGAGTCAGTCAGAAGATGGAATCTGGTCTTTCCAGTTTGATGATTATACCATTCCGGTGGATATCACCAAGATTGATGGCGTATTATATGCCTTTAATGGGTACGGCGAACTGGTGGAAGGGTATGATTATTGGAACGGCCATAAGACTGCTGCAGACGGCCTAGTGACTTGTACGGACCCTGAGTTTATTACCTATCTGGAAACGCAGTACATTCCAGACTGCACTAGCCATGAATAGAATTTGATATGGATTGACGAGAGCGAGGCAATGTCCCCGCTCTTTTTGTATGCCGAAAGGAAGGTGATTGTTATGGCAGCACAGCCCGTACATATTGACATAAATCAGCAGATACAGGACTGGAAGAATGCCAGATATGGACGGCAGGTCAGGTCTGCTAATGTGGAGGCATTGACAGAGCTGCAAAACCAGATGAACGGCGCCGTGGATTATCTGGTTGAGAAAGGTGAAACTGTTGACCAGGCGGCCAAGGATGTCCAGTTGGTCCGGCAGGAAGCGCAGGGCGCCGTTGACCATGCCAATGAGATTACAGAGGAATATAAGCAGTATGCAGATACGAAGTTGGCGGAAACCACGGAGCAGCGGCAGCTGGCAGAGACCGCAAAAGAAGAAGCAGACGAATCTGCCCTGCTGTCAGAAAGTTGGGCCCATGGAGGAACCGGAACAAGGCCAGGGGAGGATACAAATAACAGCGAGTATCACAGCCAGCAATCTAAGACCCAGGCTGACAGGGCAAAGGATGAAGCTGACAGGGCTAGTCAGTATTCGCAGATTACAGCTCCTGACTTTTATCTGGATATAGAGACCGGAGCTCTTTATCAAAAAGGCGGGGCCGGAGTTGATTTTGTTGTGGCTGACGCGATACTGTACTGGAAAATCGTAGCATAAGGAGGATATTATGGCAGCACCAGAAGGATATACAAAGTTAGGAAATGTTGGCTACGCAGACAAGGGGGTATACAGCGCGGATGCCACGTATAATAAGTACAATACGGTGTACCATGAGGGTAGTACCTATGTGGCGTTAAAGGATAACCTGCATGGAGTCACGCCGGCAGACGGTGCAAACTGGCGGTATATGGCCAAGGGATTCACAGAGGCGTCAGCTGATGCTATTACCGTTATAGACACATCGGGAATCATTGACGGGACGAAGAATAAAAAAACTATCTTGCAGACCTTCCTTGATAAGGTAGGGGATTTTATTATCAATAAAGCTGTGACTAATGATGCCCTTATGCTGAAACTGGCGGATTATGTAGCAAAGACGGATATTGTGCAGGTGGAGTCCACAGCTACAAATAAGGTCCCATCCAGCGCGTACCTTAAGCAGGTAAAAGATAGCATAGATAGCAATTTAGCAGCGGCCAATGCAAAGGTGACTTTAAACGGCGTCAAGAACATTAATGGGTTTACAGCCGTATATTCCGACCGGACCGACCGGGCATTCCAGCTCTACTATGAAAACGGTGAGATTGCGTCAATCGCATTTAACAACACCGGTATCTGGTATGATTTTTATGATGGACAAAACTGGAAACAGGTTTGGAAGTTTAATAAGCCATCATAATAATCATTTAAGCTCCCAAGCGCCAAAAGCCGATGAGTTATCAGCAGCGATGCGCTGATATAAGGCGTTACTGATAGTAACGTATGTCTGAGAGACAAATTGATTACACACAATGCTTTTAAAAACACCAGTCTCATTTACGGGATAATTATATGTGGTTAGATTACCCTGTACAGGATTACAGTAAAATATTATGTTGTGGTTTCTATAATCGTCAGCGTTGTTTTTACCTGACCATAGACCATCATTTTTTATAAGCAGCTTATCACCTAAATTGCTATTTGTGATAAGAAAAAATGAATCGTAACCTGCAAATTAGGTCCCTAAACCAGGGACTTATTTTATTGCCTGGCGTCCGGCATGTCCGGCCAGGCGGAAAGGAAAATATATGAATGAAAAAATTGTATTGAAAAACGGGAAGGAGTACCCGCTGGTCATCGGCGGCACGTCCTCCACGCCCCGCGCTCTGCAGCTTATCTTCCAGGCGGAGGAACCCTTGGAGGATATCGTGGCCGTGTTTACGGATGCGGCAGCCATAGAGCAGATTAAGACTGTCAATGAGGATGGCAGCACCCTGGCCGTGTATGATGGCTATACGGTGCTGGATAACCCAAAAAGCATTGATGACGACTATCTCATTACCCCGGAGCAGTACGGGGAGGACGGTGCCGTCACCGCCGAGGCCGTATATGGTCGTGTGGCGTTCCTGACGCTATCACAGACGGGTGTGGTCGCACAGGTGGAAAAGAATATGGCTGACATTGATTACGTGGCTATTATGGCCGGTATTGATTTATAGGAGGAGGTGAGACCATGGATGTGAAAAGATTGGCGCAGAAGTATTACCCAAGATTATGGGACATTGACCGGCTTAAGGCCCTGGTGGCCGCGGGGAAACTGACCGAAGCAGACTACAAGGAGATTACTGGCAAGGAGTATACAAAATAAAGGAAGGTAGGATGCAGATGTGATGGAGACAGAAGTAGCTGTAAAGCTTGAAAATCATGACCAGCAGATAAAATCACTTAAACATCGGATGGAAGAACAGGAGGAGCAGAGCAAGGCAATTAATGACCTGGTTCTGTCTGTGCAGAAGCTGGCTATCAACATGGAGCGGATGCTTAATGAGCAGACAAGCCAGAATGAAAGGCTGCAAAAGCTGGAGCAGGAACCGGCAAAACAGTGGAGTAATATGAAACGTACCATTTTTAATACTGTAGTAGGCGCCGGAGCCGGGGCATTCGCAACAGGTGTTTTTTTAACAATGGCGCAGTATATCAAATAGGAAAGTGAGGATATGATATGTTTAAGAATTGTGTATTTAAGGCAGATGTTGACACCGTACAGTGGGCCAAGGCGGCGGCCCGGAGAGCAATAAAGACTATGGCTCAGACCTTCGTAGCGACAGTGGGAGCAGCAACTGTTATGGGTGACGTTAACTGGACCATGGTGGCATCTGCATCCGTACTGGCCGGCATCCTGTCTATGGCCACATCCATAGCAGGCCTGCCAGAGCTGGATACCAAGGCCAGGGCCTGAAAGGCGGTGGTCCGCATATTTCCCGGCCGCGGGGTTAAGCGGGAGTTGCGATATCGCAACTTGTGACGTCACAACTTTTCATGGCCTGGGAGCAGTCCCGGGCCTTATTTTTTTTGATTGGAGGAAAACACTATGAATAAATCAGCAACAGGGTTAATTCAGCACTGCAAGGACAAACTGGGCACACCCTACGTTTACGGCGCCAAGGGCGAGGTCCTTACGCAGGCCATCCTGGACCGCATCGCCCGGGAGAACGCAGGCACATACACATCCACCTACAAAGCCAAGGCGGCCAAGTACATAGGCCAGCGCTGCACGGACTGTTCCGGCCTCATCAGCTGGTATACGGGCATCCTACGCGGCAGCTATAACTATCATGATACGGCTGTGGAGCGGGTAGGCGTTGACCATCTGGACGAGTCCATGGTCGGTTGGGCGCTCTGGAAGCCGGGCCACATCGGGGTATACATCGGGGATGGATGGTGCATCGAGGCCAAGGGCATTAACTACGGCACCATCAAGTCCAGAGTGGCGGCCACTCCCTGGCAGAAGGCCCTTAAGCTCTGCGACATCGACTATACCCCGGTACCAGTGACATACACCCAGGGCTTCCAGCCAGCCGCAGACGGCCAGCGTTGGCGGTATCAGTTTACAGACGGCAGCTATGCGGCCAATGGCTGGTACTGGCTCCAGGAGATGGAGCGGAAGACGTGGGGCTGGTATCTGTTTGACAGCGAGGGATATATGCTGACCGGCTATCAGGTGGACCCCGCCGGCGAGGCCTTCCTGCTCTGCCCGGTTAAGGGCAGCGACGAGGGTAAGTGTATGATTACAGATGCCAGGGGAGCGCTCCGGATTGCGGAGGAGTACGACATGATTAACCGGCGGTACGTGTTTACGTGGTAAGACCATAAAAACGGCGGGGATTATTCCTCGCCGTTAATTACTCCCATTCTAGTAATGTCCATCCCTTCCATGAATGTGATGGTGCTTTTGGACGTTTGCCCAGTGCTGTGGCTTTGATTTTAACAAAACCGTCAAATGCTTGGCGGGGTGTGCCATCAAACAAGCCAGGATTACTTTTTATAAAATGCATGAGGTTCTGACATTCATATACTTGTCCGTCGGGAGCTTGAATGACCCAATGCTTTGCATTTGTATGTGCTTCGCCGGTGTGCTCCGCTTGAAACTGTTCTTTGCATTTCTGCCAGCGCTGGATGGATTCGGCGTATATCCCAGTCTTATGCAGCTGCCTACGGTGAGCAGAAGAACAAGCAGGGGAACAGCACACATTATCATTGGTTGGAGGGACCTTGAAAGATTTGCCACAAATTGGGCAGCTACGATAATGTTGTTTGTATTCCGCCTCACAGGACTTACAACAAAAGTATTTGTTTCTTTTCGGTTTATTTCTACCACATATGATACAAGTATCTAACAAGACAACACATCCCTTAAAGCACCATTTTATGTATCTCTTTACCGTATTTTACATTTTCAAAAAACTTCTGGTCAATGCTTTTCGGACAGTACTCATAATCGCTATCCTCAATGCCTAACTTACCCATTTCATCATGAATAAATTTGAAATAATCATCATGCGAAAAGACGCGAGGATCTGAAAAAACATTGTAGCTATCAGGCAACAGTTTTTCGTAGGCCAAGTCTGAAAACCTATTTAAAAGTTTTTTCATCAGACAGGGATGGATAAGCTCTTCTAACTGCCTGATAATTAATTCTTCCGCCCAAGGAGCTGGATTCCGTTTCCCGGCTTCCCAGTCCTCAATAGTCCTGGTAGGTATTTCCAGATAAGCAGATAAATCAGATTGTGTCATTCGTGCTTTCATGCGGTATTCTTTAATTCTGTTCATCGCGTCCTCCTACTTGACATGTTCAATAATATATTTTGCGTCCGTCATTTTACTCAATTGGTCAATAAGACTCTCAATACCAGCCGTGTAACTCTGCGCATCCATTTTCCCATTTGACATCATCATTCCGGCCATTTCGTCTGTTTTGAAAACCTTTTGAGCAAGTATATCTCTTGCGTATGCTACCTGTTTCTCGGTTCCGGTCATTTCTTGTGTAAATTTGAAAGCGATAATCTTATGGAAATCAGTGCGGTCCACCATGATATTGTATCCGTGTAATTCGCTTCTCTTTTCTTTTGTGTTCTCTGCTCTTTTCATCATTTTTCTGTTCCCCCGTCCTTTATTTTATATATAGATTATACCACGCAATGCGTGGAAATGCAAGAGGAATTGATAATAAATTGAAAAAATGTTATTATATTTTTAGTAGGAGGTATGGGTATGTACAAGATAGGAGACACCTGTTATTTCTTGGAGAGTAACATCCATGTGCTGGAGGGCACTGTTCGCTCTTGTGCTGGTGGAAAGCGCGTCATACAGTATGGGAGTGGAAAGGGCATTAGGTTGCCGGAGGGTCGGCTGTACAGGACAAGAGAAGAAGCGGAAGCCGCTACACCAAGAAAGGCAGCAGTGAGCAGAAGAAAAACACCATATGACTATATGTAAAAGGCGGGTACCGGAATGACCGGCCCCGCCTTAATATATTGTGCTTTTACTTCGCTTATACGGAACGACGTGTCATTATATCTGAAATGTCACAGTTCAGAATGTCACATAAACAATCCAATGTTTTGGTTGATATGGCCTTGTTATGCTTTAACCGGTATAAAGTGCTGCTGGATATATGATGTTTTGTAACAAGGCTATATCGGTTTTCTTTGGACTTCTTTAACGTTTCCCAGAAGGGCGAAAAGTCAATCATTTGCGCCTCACCTCCCGGTGACATTCTGCCCCACAGTTTTTTACAATTCCATCAATAAGCGCATCCTCCTTGACATAACAGTATCCCCCACACTCACAAGTACATTTCCATACCCTCCGGCATGTGTGGTTTTTCCAACTCCACCTAGTGGTCAGACATCCAAAATGCATTTCTGGTATTACCTTCATATGTATCAGCTCCTTTAAATTTATTATATCATTGTATTTGATTTCCACAACTGGTATATGTTTCCAGTGGTATTTCTTATATAAAGTGGTATATTCGTATTTATGAAGATACTGCTTGACGAACTCATGCAAAAGAGAAAATTGACAGAACGTCAGGTCAGCATCTGTCTCTTATACACATCTCCGAGCCCACGAGACTCGACGTCA